ATTCATTTTTTTAAATTTGGATAATCTTGGTCTACCCATATTAAACATCATATTGCATAAGATCAATTGCACATCTTCAGGTAAATCATCAAAGTTATCAAATAACTTTTTGCATTCTTCTACTGTGCCGTGAACATCAGTTTGAAAACAATTATTAACTCTATCTTCTGATACTGGTGTGCCTACTGGCTTTTCGTATTCTTCATCCCATTCAGTAATAAGATGTCCTATACCATGCGTTGGCAAACCAAGATGGTCTAAATATATTTCGTACTTACATCCTTCGTCTTCTTTTAGTTCTTCTCGTAATTGTTCTACGTTCATGGTGTTTGCCTTGCTGCTATTGCTTGGTTTACAGGACTAAGACCTAATAAAGCCCCTGTGCCTGGTGAATTAACATTTATTTGTCCTAATCCTGTGTTAGATGCTGGAGGAGTTACGTTTATTCCAGTACCTGTAGGAGCTGGAGGCCGAACATTTGTTCGCACTTGATTAGCTGTATTTTTTAAAGCTGAAGTAATTCCAGAGTTGTCTGCAAGAGCTTTTATTTGATCTGCTCCTTCACTTATACCTGATTGCACAAACTGACCAGGTGCTTGAGAGAAAGCGTTTCTCATAACTTGACCGAGAGTTTTAGCCCTTTCTGCTTCTGTCTTTACAGTTCTTACACCGTTTTTATATTGTTTTACGATCTGACTGTAGTAAGGAGCTGATGTTAAATATCTACCTAAAAGAGTAAATTTAGCTAATTTACCAAGATTTTGCAAAGGACTGGCCGCTATATTAGCAGCTACAAGATCACCACCTTCGGCAGTTCTTGCATTAAACTTTAGTATTTTAGCAAACTCTGTCATGTTCTTACCCATTGCATCTCCGTAAAGAACATTTAATTTATTTCCTTTTGATGCTTCTAACATACGATCAGCAAATTTATTTAACTTTTTAGCATCCGTCATAACAGTTTCACCAAAGTCATCAATCAAACTATTCATAAAATAACCTTGAATTTTAGCAATGGATTCAGTGTCATTTTGACTTTCAAAGTATTTTTTTATTTCTTGTATTTCATTTGCTTTAGTGGAATTGTTCGCTATTAGCTCCCCAGCTTCTGTAGTGTTTAAATTACCATTAGCCAGTTTATTTCTAACACTGCTACTTTGTAAATTATGCACATTAACTTGAGCATCCTTAACGCTTTGTAACAACCCTTTTAAATCCTGACTACCGCCTTGATTTATTACATTATCAATAATATTATCATCTATTTTGCCTAATGATGTTATTCTAACTTGATTAGCTAATGATTTTATTGAATTATATTGAGTGTCTCCACCAAATAAAATTTTACCAGTTGTACCAAGACCATCAATTGCATCAGCAAATGCCTTACCACTAAATGCTACCGTGCTAAATGAGTCAATACCAGACTTTGTTAAAGCATCTTTAACAAAGTTATTTGACAATTCTTCTCTTAATGTTTGAGAAGCACCAGGTCTTCCAAACTCATCTAAAACTGCAAATGCTTTTTGTAAAAATTTAGGACTATTTGGTTTTATCAAATCTTTATATATTTTAGGATCTATGGGTTCTACGTTATTTCTTACAAAATCATCTAAATCTTTTAAAACTTTATTTCCATCTAAATCTTCTAAAAGTTGTTTTCCTTTAGCAAAATCAGCTCTTGCTTTATTTAAACTTCCAGATGCTTTCATTAACAAATCAACTTCATCACCTGTCATTTTAGCACCTTGAGCTAACGCTTCTAAATCTGTGCTATTTAATATTCTGTCTATATCTTTTACAAATGGTTGCAGAGTATCTTTGACAGTTGACGAATTACTCATAGCTGTATCATTTAATGATTTTCTTAAAATATATAATTGATTAAAAGATGCTGGGTTATTAAATTTTTTACCCCCAACTTTTCGCAGTCCTTCTAAAGCTCCTATAATAACTTTACTCGACATATCGTTTGCACCAGCATAATCTTTAAGAAGTTGATTAACCTTTGTATCAAATTCTTTTATTGGAATAAAACCTTTTGCACCAATAGTTGATTCCATTAATTTATCAACTGCTTTAAAGTTTTGAGTCATTAAACCATTAAAACCTGTTTGAGCTTCTGCCAATAATTCAAACGCTTCGTTATCAATACTTGAATTTCTGTTTAACGCAGCCCCAAAAGAATTAGCTGTATCTTCAAATTGTTTTAATACAGCTTTTCTTGCTTCTTCTTCTGCTTTAATGAGTGCTTTGTTATTTTCTTTTAAACCTTGAAGCAAAGCATCACCCGCTTCGTCAGCAGTATTTGATCCAGCTTGTAATTTAAAATCATTTATTTTTTGAGCCATGACCTCACCGTTTTTCTTTAAACGATCAGAAGTTTTAAATATTTTCTCTCCAATAGCCTGTGTTCTAGCTATAACTGATGGCGCACGGATTGCTGATAGACTAGGTAAAATGTCCATTTCAATTGATTTTCCAGCAATCTCAAGTTCTTCGGCTGTTAATTCTTTACCAGCAGTCATTGATTTTTTACCAATACCAAACGCTTTACCAAGAAGGCCAAACAATCCATCGCCTACAAAACCTATAGCCGCTTCTGTCGCTATGTCTTTAGCTATTTCTCCAGCCGATTGCCTAGATACACCAGCACCAGCTTCAATAATCTCTTCAACACCTTGTCCACCACCAGCTCCTAATCCAGCTCCGATAGCTGCACCAAGAATAGGAATAGGTATGGCTATCTGTCCTGCAATAGCTCCACCAATACCACCAATAAGCTCTGGTGCTATTCCAGCAAGATCAGCTAAGTCATAACGACTAAAGCCATCTTCATCTATAAGTATATTTTTATCTGTTTCTTGTCCAAACTTAGCCGCACCTTCAGGTGTAAGAGCTAATCTACCACGCTTATCACGAACATATAAGTCTTCGCCTATGTCAAATTTAGCTAGTATAGCTGCTTCTTCATCGTTATTTTCGGCTGCTGACAATGCAGCTCGCAAAGAAGCACTTTTAATTCCTGTGTTAGTATCGAACAATTGTTCTAACTTATCTTGTTCAGAAGCCTCGTTACTAACTTGCTTACCAGCTCCTCTATCTCTTAATATGTTGGCTATCTTTATTCTTTCTTCAACATTAGGCTGGTCGCCTTCGATAAGTATATTAATTGCCCCTTCTGGGGTATTTAACTGTACGTTACCCATAATTTATTTCTTTCTTAAATCAATTGTAAATACGCCATTTTTAATACTAGAAGAATAAGTATTATCAGTTCCTGTTGATATGGCTTTGTTAATAATAGCCATAGTTTTATTATATTCTTCATCATTTCTAAAATTTTCTCGTTTTGAAAATGAATTAAATTGACCTTCTAATGTTCTTTGTGGTGCATCAAATATTGTTCTAAGTTCTTCTAATCTATTAATGTTTTGGTCAATAGGTTGTCCAAGTTTAATTCTACTTACTAATAATTCTAGTCTTTTTATATCGCCTTCAGATACTCCATTACCAGATTCTTTTGTTAAGAACTTTTTGTATTGTGAAATTAATCTATCTTGTATTGCAGTTACTTTAGCTTCTGCTGAAATATTTTTATCACTAACAATTTCATCGATTCCTTTTGAATAATCCGTGTCACCAATACCAAGAGGTTTTAGAAATTCTTTAACTCTACCACCTAACAATGAAAATGCTGATCCGCCTCCTTTTTGACCCACTGACTTCAAAATGTTTTGCATTTCAGTAATGCTTCCTTGTGCTTCTAATACATTAACATACATATTAGCGTGTTTTTCTGCTTGTTGAACAGGTGCTAAGAACACTCTATTTTTTGATCCTGTAATAAAAGCAGTATCTACTTTGAGAAAATTGTTACCTTGAAGTGTCTGTGTAGTTACTTTACCTTTTGCATCTATAGGTTTGAAATTAGCTTCAGCTATTTTAATTTCCATATTATTATTGTGTTTAATATATTCAAGCTGTCTTTTAAACTTTTCATCTCTGAATTGAGTTGATAACGCTGAAAGAGCTTTTCTCTTTTCTTTAGCTGTTGCTAACTTTGCTAAACTATCAGCTTTAGTTTCTTGTAAAGCGTACTTACCAGCAGCCACTTGACCAGCTCTAGCATCGTCTTTAGCTTTTTGAAATAATGGCATTGCGGCTTGTCCTGCTTCTCCCGCAGAACCTATGATGTTAGATAAATTAAAATCTTTACCAGCTTTGTTTTGCATTAAAGATAAACCTAGAGACATTAAGGCTAGTTTATTGTCAGGCTCGCCTGATACATCAATGCCTGTTGCTTTAGCAAAATCAGTCTTGTATTCGTCTATAGTTTTTCTTGAGGTATCTTTTTTAGTACCATCACCATAAATATTAGTTATGTCATCCATAGCACTTTTAAAAAGACTTTGTTGAGCTTGTGCTTTTTTTTGTGCTTCAGTAAGAGGTAAGTCTTGTCCAGAATTTTCTTCTGCATCATCTTGAGCGGCAAGCACAGCATCTTTAGCTATCTCATCTGCTTTTTTATCTAACTCTTGTTGAGCAATTAATGCGTCTGCTTCTGGATCTGAAAATTCACCAGTTGGATCTTTTTTAAAATTTTCTCCAGTGCCTCCTTTAAAAGTGTCTATCCCAGCATCTATTAATTTTTGTTTTTCCGCTGCGTCTCTTACAACAGGTGACAATTGACCTTTTTGCATACGGTCTTGAGCAGAAAGTTGTCTTAATATGTCTTGTCCTGCTGATTGTGTGTCTGGATCTTTTGCAAAAGATGAATCAGATTGTTCTCCAAAAACATATTGTCCAAGATTATTTAATAATGGTGATCCAGTAAGAGGATCGCCAACGGATGTTAATAGTTTTTCAGCATCACCTTGAAGTGCAAAGAGAGATGGGAATGAAAAATCTGTTATATTTTGCAAACCTTCAGTAAATCTTGATCCTCTATTTGAAGGATCTAATTTATCTTTATCAATACCTATCTGATTTTTTAAAAAATCTTGATACCTTTGTTGACCTTCATCAAAGCTAGTAGCACCAGGCACTCCTTTAGGAAACAAACCACCTAAACCAACTCTTTTTCCGCCAACATTTAATGCCTTTAATAGTTCAGGTGATAATTGAGGCGACCCAAGACCAGCTTTACCACTCTTTACACCACGTTTTTGATACTCTCTTATTGCGTCTTCTATACCAGCCATTATGTTCTTCCACTAGAAGCACCACCACTAAACGGTGCAATTTGTGATAATGTTGTGTAAGCACCTACACCTTGCAAAAATGGATTAGCAGAAGGTGTCGTTGCTTGCGTAAACGTAGAAGGTATACTTGCACTTGGCATTCCTTGTAACAAGTTTTGACCTATTTGTAATCTTGTGTAAGGCTCTTGAGCTGATTGCATTTGATTTTGTCTATAAGCATCAAGTCCTGCTTGTTGCTGTGATTGTCTCATTGCACCTAACTGGCTTAACTGTGACACATCGGCCTGACCTAGAGCTTGCTGTAAACGACCTACATCACTTGTTGTTCCTGCTAATTGACCAAACTGTTGTCCAATGTTAGCTTGTCTGCCACCAGCGGTGCTGTATTGATTAGCAATATTGCCTAAAGATGTTCCTAATTGTCCTCTACCTTGACCTAAAGAACCAAACCTAGCACCTAAATCACCAGACGCTTGACCAAGTCCAGCTTGAAGTTTTGCTGCATTTTGTGATCCTGCTAACGCTTGTGCATAATTAGAAGAAAGTAACTTTGATAATGTGTCGGCTTTTACTTGTTGCAAACCTTTATCACGCTCTGATCTTTGAATACCTTCACGACTTCCACCAAAAGCACCAGATTGTATGGCTTTGGCTGCATCGCTTTGTCTTGCTATGTCAGCTTGTCTATCCATTTGTGTCATTGTAGCGTCAATGACTTGCTGTTGATAAGGATTCATAAATTGAGATATTCCCTGAGAAGGGTCGGCTAAGTTAGACGCTTGTTGTAAATAATTAGCCCCTTGAGAAATAGCACCTCTGCCAGCATCAAAATCACCAAGACCACCTCTTGCAACACTTCTAGCGTCACTGAGTCCTCCTAATCCAGATTGAATACTTCCCAATCCAGCAGCTAACGCTTGTTGTCCAGCAAGTGTTTGATCTCTCGCACCTTCAATAAATGGCTGATAAGAACCAGACAATTGTTGTCCTAAATTTATTGCAGAAGTACGAAGTGGATCCATTCCAGCTATTTGATAATCTGGCAATCCTAATGGAGAATCTAATAGTCCTGCTGAAGTTTGTTTGTCACCATCAAATTCACCGAACCCAGTTTGTAACATACGTTTTTGCAAACCTTCAAGAAAAGGTGGTAATCTTTGTATGTTTTCAACGGTTTGAGTTGCCATTACGCTCTAGCCTCCAATTTGTCCATCATATTATAAGCGTTTTGGATACCTTTTCTTTGGTTTCCACCACCTAATCCTTTTACTGCGTCTTTAGTTAACACAAATTCACCTGCCATGAGCATAGCAGGAACGTCATCTTTACGTCCAGAACCTTCGCTTGGGTCTATGCCACCATTTCTACGAGGAAAACCCATTTCTCCACCCATGTTAGCAAATGTTATACCACCAAGTTTACCACCAGGACCTCCGTAACCAAAAGGTCTTCTTTCAAATTCTGATCTTTGATCTTCATCTTCATCGTCACCTGACAATAATTGCATTAATAATCCAGCAGATAAACCTTGACCTAAACCTGAACTTAAAAAATTATTTAAAAAACCACCACCTTTAGATACGCCTTGAACAGCGGCTGCAGGAACATCTTTTGCTAAAAATGAATCTGCTCCCATTTTTTTAGCTAAATCTGGATTGCCAGCAATAGTTTTTGTACCAGCTTGTGAAGCACCAGTTTGTGTTGCTTGTGATCCAGCTTCAGCACCACCACCAAACATAGCTCCAAGACCACCAGATAATAATCCAGCCATTAAAGCGTCTTTTGTTTTGCCACCACCAAGTTTACTTGCTAAAGCACCAGTTCCTGCTCTTAATAAGAAAGGGCTTATACCTCCAAGTGCAGTTCCAGCGGCTAATTGCGGGGCAAATGCTGATAAAGCAATAGGAGCTACTTGTTTAATAAGTTTACCCAAATCAAAGAACTCTTGTTGTCCTGTCATTGGGTTCATGCTTCCAGCATTAGAACCAACCACTTGTCTTTGTGGGTCA